AGGAACTCCTTTTTCTAATGTTTTAGGAAATTAAATTAAGGAATAATTCATCCTTACACAAACTATTTTACGGTCTCCATCTTTCTGGATATGAGAAAAAAGGTAATTGTATAAGTCCGACTAGCGTTTTAAACTCGCTTTAAGTTGGGCTTTTTTTGTTTGTGAAAATCTATCTAATTATATTCAATTATAAAATTGTTGCACATTTTGTTGCACATCAAAAAATATCGTTTAGTTTGTCTTTAATAATTTTTTCTGCTTTTGCTTGCTCTTCGTCAATTAAGTAAGCGTAAACATTTAAAGTTGTAGTTAGTTTTTTGTGTCCTAGTCTTTTACTGATAGCGTACCAGTCAATACCTAGTGAATGAAGCATAGCAACATGACAGTGTCTAAGCGAGTGAAACACTATTTGTTTTTTTATACCAGCATTTCTAACATTTTTTTGTAAATGCGTAGATATTATATATTCAGTGTAGATAGTGCCTTTTTTGCTTTCAAATATTCTATCGGTATTCTTTGCTTGCAACTCTTTTAAGATTGTAAGCATATCGCTATTAATTGCTATCGTCCTGATACTCGATTTAGTTTTAGGTAGCCCATCTGTTCGAGTTGCAAAGCTGTAAGTTTTACTAATTTTTATTTTCTGTCTTTCGAAGTCTATATCAGACCAATGTAGCGATATTAGTTCTCCAATTCTAGCTCCACTTGAAATTGCTAGTAATATTAAGTAACAGACTTCATCTTTTTTCCTATTATTCTTGCAGTAGTTTATCAGCTTCTTTATTTCATCAAGACTAAGATAATCTATTTTCCTTTTTCGGCTATTATCTCCAGTGATTGTTGCTAGGAATGTAAAGTCATCTGCAATCAATTTGTCAGCAATGGCGTATTTAATACAAGCTCTAATATTTGAAGTTATTTTCTTTAAATATTCAGTACAAACGTCTAGTTGATTTATAAACCGTTGAAAATCAATTCGTTTAATATCTTTTAGTGCTGTATATCCAAAAAAGTTGTATATCATCTTAGCTACAGCTCGATACTGATATTGAGTGCTTAATCTTAAATGTGGCTTTTTGGTTTGCTCGTACCATTGACAAAAATAGTCATAGAAACTGATATCGTTTTTCAGCTTAACACCATCTGCAGCTTGTAGTTCCAGCTTAGCACTATACTCTATAGCTTCTCGCTTCGTATTAAACCCGCCTTTGCTAACTTGTTCTAACTTATATTCGGTTTTGAAAGTTCCATCTGGTTGTTTAACCTGAATTTTTCTTCTTTTTGAATATCGAACCTGCCATTTTTTACCTCTTTTAGTTATCGAAGCCATTTTTTAAAGCCTAGCCTTTCTAGTGTAATGTATATTTAAATTGTGGATAACTTCGTATTTTTTCTGTGGATAACTTGCTTCTGGGGTACGATAATGTACCCAAAAATGTTCCCCCTATACAAATATAAAGATAGATAATATATATAAATAATAAATACGCGCGCACGCGAATATCACAAAACTAAGATTTTTGTCAAGTAAAAACGCCTAAAACGTGTAAAAAACATTTCTGTGATTTTTTGCGAGTTCGTCAACTTGTAACTGACGATTTTTTGGAATTGAAAAAGCTTGACTGAAATCTTGTGAAGTATCGAAAACCAAATCCTCGTTTTCTGCATACTCGTATAAAAGACCTATACCGAACTTATCCGCTTCTGCTTCTTCGTTAGCTGTGTACGAGAAAGTAGCGATAGAACTTCTAGGTTCGTCCCCGTTGACGTAATGTCCTAATTCGTGTCCTGCAATCAGTGGTAAATCGTCCTGATTACAGTTGCTATTGATTATCAAGCACTTTAGCGCTGGTATGCAGTGACTGGCGTATTTAGTATCCAAATGCTCGACAATCACTTTTAAGCCGTATATCTCACGAGCTTTGTTAAGTACGAAATTAAATGCTGACAATGAACACATGTTCTTACCTCAATCTTTTTAAAGCCCTAATGTTAAATTTAAATGCCTTAATTCGGCTCAAATTTAACGCTAGGGCGTTTTTTATTGCTGATTAATATAAATACTCTAAACTAAAAGAAAAAAGCACATAAAGCTATTTTTCGCTTTTTAAGCTTAGAATAGCTTTTATAATATCTAATTCTTTTTTTGAAATTTGTCTATCGCCGTAAAAAAGCGAAGTTTCATTTTTTAAATCTATTTTTTTCAAGTAGCCATCGTAGAGTAAGGAGTCAAGCGTAACATTAAACATTTCAGCAAGCTTGCGAGCTTTCTCTAAAGTTGGTTCCCTTGTTCCTTGCTCATATCCTGAATATGCCGGGATTGAAATTCCTAATCTATTAGCGACTTGAGTTTTAGTCCAATTATTTTGTTTTCTTAATTCAATTAGTCTATTTTTAAAATTGTATGTTTTATATTTTTTTCCAGTTAGCAAATAATCAGTGCTGACTTGGAAAATATTGGCGATTTTTACTAGTAAAGCATTATTTGGTTCCCTGATACCATATTCGTAATTGCCATAGGCTTGAGGAGTTATCCCTAATTTTTCGGCTATAAAACCTTAGTCAAGTTATTTTCTTCTCTAAGATTTTGTAATCTAATAGCAAATTCACTTTTAAAATTCGAACTATTATTTGAATTTTTAAAGCCGTTAATCAAATAATCAGTTGAAACTGAATAAAATTTTGCTAACTTTTTTATTGTGTCAACTGATGGTTCTTTAATACCCTGTTCAAAGTAATAATATGCAGAGACAGATACATTTATAGCTTCGGCAACAGTTGTTTTTGTATATCCTTTTTTTAGTCTCAATTCCTCTAAGCGATTTTTAAAATTTTTATCCAACATAGCAAAATCCTAATCTAATTTTTGTTAATTCCATGGCGACTAAGTATAGCTTTGATTATTTCTAGCTCCTCATCTGAAATTGGTTTACCGTCGTAACTCAAGATATCGGCTTTTTTAAGGTCAACAATCTTGCTACTTTGACTAGCTGTGCTGGTACCATTCATCAAATAATCAATTGTTGTGTTGAAATATTTAGCAATTCGATTAAGTGTTTCAGCGGGAGGAGTTCTTTTATTTTGTTCGTACATAGTCCAAGCACTAGGACTTAAATTAAAAGTTTTAGCACATTCTGCTTGCGACATTTTCTTTTGTTTTCTTAGCTCGTATAGTCGTTCTCCTAACATTTTTAAGCTACTCCTTTTCGTTTATCAAATTTTATTTTCAGTAACATTCTATTACATAAAGTAACTTTTTTCAGCTTTTTGTTGCAAAATGTGTTGACTAGTTACAAATTGTGAGGTAATATATACTCATCAAAGGAGGAAAAAGCTATGAATAACGACAAACGAAACTTAGCGCTGATTTTTAAAAGAATTAAGCTAGGACTAAGTCAAGCTGAACTAGCTGAAAAATTAAATGTTAGTCCAGCACTTATTAGCCAAATTGAATCAGGCAAACGAAATCCTAGTTACAAAATGATGGTTAAGTTTTCAGAATTTTTCAATGAGTCAGTAGATAGTCTTTTTTTTACTAAAAATAGTTACAAATAGTGAGATGCAAACACTTATAGTGCGAAAGGGGGCTTAGCAATGGGCTTAATCAATGAAGGCTTGCTTGAAGAAATGATTAAGAAAGTTGTTAAAGAGCAACGAGTTGAGTTTGAAGAAGATTTAACCGGCAAGACAGTTGACCTTGACTATTTCAGAAAAAATTATTGCGGTAGCAAGAGCAGCGAATGGGTTCGAACATTTATCTTTGACAAGTTCCCGGAAACGAACGTCGACAACGGGGGCTGGGTAGTTAACCCACGACGAGGAGCAAGCGCAAGAAGCGGACGTAAGACAATCATTTTCTTGAAGCCAGCTTCGGAATGGATAGAAAAAAATAAGACTCGCATTAATTGGAATGCAAGCCTTAGTAGCTAAAAAAGGAGTATCAAAAATGTTAACAAAGTGGACTAACCAATTTAACCGTATTTTCGAAGGCAACGTAACAAAAAAGCAGTGCTTAGCATTAACGCTAGGATATGCTGCACTGCTTGCGTTTTGTATCTGGTTATTAATGATTACAGGACCAGAATTTTTACCGGGAACGTAAAAAGCACCCTCGATTGAGAGTGCTTAGATACGTAAACCTTAACACAAAGGAGTATATCACGAATGAAAAAGAATGACAACAACAAACAAGATTTTAAAGAATTTAAAGGCTGGAAAGTCAGCAACAAGCTTAAAGAATTACAAGACAAGTTCTTAGCCAAAGAAGAAATTACAGAAGACGATTTACAGCTATTTCAAGATAGCTTCGACAGTTTGAAAGAAACGCTCGGAACTGATTTAGATGATATAGCTAACTGGATATTGAACAACAAGCTTGAAGAAGCCAAATATAACGGTATTAAAGACTTTTATGCAGACCAAGCAACTGCAGCTAGAAAACGAGCTGATGGTTTAGATAAGTTGAATAAGAATTTGAACAAGTACATTACAGCGCTAGTTGATAATGCAGGTGTTAAGCAAATTCAAACGGCTCAACGTACTTATAGACCTAAAAAGCACAAAGACATTGTTTGGCTTGTTGACGAAAAGAATATCGATTACTTACCAAAAGAATTTATCAAGGAAAACGTAAAATATGCTGCTGATAAAACAAAGATTTATCAAGCGCTTAAAGATGGTCAAGAAATAGAAGGCGCTAAGTTATTACCAAACCGAACAACACAAATTATCTAAAAATAAAGGACTAACAAAAATGATTATCAAAACAGTTGAAGGATTAGAAGCACCAGAAAAAGCAAAATTAGTTGCAGATATTTTCAAGAAATTTATCGAAGTTAAGAAAGTACTTAAGACACCAAAGCACAATTCTAAAGTTGAATTTTCAAGCCGTAGTGGATACAAGCGCAGCTATGGATATTCAACGCTTGACGAAGTGTTAAGCCAAATTGATATTGCTATCAAACAAGCCGGCGGACTTAGTTATACTTTCGAGAATGTAAATTCAGATTCCATGGTAGGTGTACGAGTTTTCATTTTCGGAGATAGTGGGGCTTGGATTGAATTTGAACCGTTTTATTTACCGGGTGGTAGAACAGCGCAAGATTACGGTTCAGCATTGACCTACTTGCGGCGGTACTGTATTAGTTCAGTTTTTGGCATTGCTAGTGAAGAAGACGACGATGCACAAAGTATTAGCCAGAAGCCTTTTAGAGCAAATGAAAGACAACAACCAAGGCAAGCACCAGTAACTAGACCGCAAGCTATAGCTCCTCAACAACAACCGACCGAGGACAAGAGCAAGAAGCCACTAAGTGACGACGCTTTGAATATGGCTACAGTAACTTATCAGAACAGACCAGAGCTACTTGTTATCTTGATGAAACAAGCAGTCGATGGCGATAAAGAAGCGCAGAAGTTTATTAAAGAACTTGAAGGTAAAGACAAGCTTCTAGCGCATGAAATTAACAAACGGAAATTATACGAGAAAGTGAGCTAACGCAGATGAACGGATACGTTTACCTTAACAATTTAACAAAATATTTACGCTCAAACCGGTTAGCTCCGCAAGAGTTAGCATTTTTGCAAGCCTTAGAGATTTTCTCAAATATAACTAACTGGGCCTCTGAAATGACGCCAAGAAATTCTTGGTTGATGACTCACACCGGATTCAATAACAAGACGGCGATTATACGATGGCGCAAGTCGCTAATTGAAAAAGGGCTGATTACCTTTGAAGCTCGCTATAAGCAAGCTGGTATCTACAAGTTCACTGAAATTCTAACTGCTAAGCAATCAGCCGAAGCCGTCGGAGTTGTAACAGAACTTAAGGAACGCAAGCAGGAAGCGCCAAAGCAAAAAGAAGCTGTAGTTAGTGAGCAACGAGAAGCAGTATCAGAAAAACCAGCTAAGATTGCTGAAAGCTGCAATTTAGATGTTATGGCAGACCATGCTGAGCTAATCAATTTCAAACGTATTCAAGAGTTCGACAAGTTCGTTGAGCAAGGCTGGTTACCGCTTAGCCGGATTAGCGTAAAAGACCGAGTCATGTTGAGGGAGAGGTACGCAAGTATATTTGATGAAGACCTAGCTAACAGCGGATTGTACAACTTAGTTGGCTTGAATTGGGACGCAGTAGAACGACCGGCTCAATATATCCGAGCGTGCTTTAACAATTTAATCAAACTAGACCGCATGAAAAACGGCTTAGGAGTCTACAGAGAGTGAGATAACAATGTTTTATCAAATCGGCGTGTACAGTATTTTAGGATTTTTCGTAATAGTTCCAATTATCTTTGCAATTGTTGCAATCTATGTTGTTTTTAAAGATTTTTCAGATGATTTTGTCGAATTAATGATGGCTTTATTAGTTGCTTTAACAGCATTTTCAATGATTTTAGGTATATGTATGCTAATGGCTAGCGAAATAGCAAATACATGCTTATAAGAGAGGTTCAGACGTGTTTAATTTATTACTTTGTTTACTATCAATCGCTTATACATTAGGTTTGGCTGCAATTCTTATTTTAATTTCGAGCATTTCAGTAAGAGTTGTTATAGAAAACTATAACGAGGATATGGATAACCCATATTACCAAAATAGAGGCTTGAAGCCTTGGCAGTACGTTTTTGTGGCAGTGATTTTTGTAACACTTGCTTTTGTGATGACCGGCTTTATTTGGCTAGCTGGTATTAAGCTATTTATCTGGCTAGGAGGTTTATAGAAAAATGGCAGATTTTAATCACATAACGCTTAGCGGACGCTTAACTCGTGATATTGAGTTAAGAGCAATGAAGAATGGAAAAAACGTTGCACTTGGTTCACTTGCTTATAATGAGCCAAAACTAACACCAGACGGAAATTGGGAAAATCATGCAGATTTCTTTGAATTTGTCGCTTTCGATACTAACACTTACGAGTTCGCCAAAAAGATGGCTAGTGAAGTTAGAAAAGGCGAGCCAGTAGTGATTAGCGGGAAAGTTTCGCAACGGAAGTACCAAAACAAAGAAGGTCAAACAGTAAGTGTTTTCGAGATTATCGTTAGACAGTTCAGGAAGCTAGCAGTTCCAGCTAAAAAGCCAGATACAGGCTTTAATAATCAAGCTCAAGACTGGTCAGCAGCCGGAACGAGAGAACAACATCAAGCTACCTTAGCTAATGCTAATGCACCTCAAACAACTAACCAAGCACCGCTTGACCCGTTTGCAGATACCGGAAATACATTAGATATTTCAGACGACGACTTACCATTCTAGGAGGTTAGAACCATGCCAAAAGCAAAAACAGTAATTCTGGTTAGGCTAGGTTCTAATCCTAGCGAGGATAAGCAACTTTTCTTTAAATCTTCGATAAATGCTTCAAGATACGTAAAACGTGACAAAAGCTTTATGAACAAGGCGATTTCTGATAAGAGATACATATTTAAATCAAAAGATAGTATTTATTGGATACTTGATTACGGCGAAAAGCATTTCAATATACCGACAGACTTAGACAGAGCTAATTTAAGCAAAGTTGTTAAGACGGTTGAAAGAGATACGAAAAGCCGCAATCAGAGCAACAAACCTGCACCAGATAAAGTTAAGCCAGCAAGACCGAAAGTAGACCCTAAAAACGTACGGCTTAACTTGCTTCTTGACTTAGAGCAAGAGTATGGCTCGATTGCTCAAGTTCCAGATAGTGATAGCCGACTACAGAAGCTAAGATTGCTTTATCAGATGACAGCAAGTGAAGCTGCAGACTTTGCAGGACGTCATAAAGTAACGCCGAAAACTGAAAAGCTATTTTTAAACAAGAAAATCAGAAAACTTATCGAGTTTGGATACTCAACAGCTGAAACTGCAAGCCTGCTAAGAGTATCTAACCAGACAGTTCTTAATTCGATGGCTAAGCAAGGATTAAAGCCAAAAAAGGCTTACTACTACAAAATTAGGGGAGTTACAAAGGATAACCCTAGATATTACAAGCCGCTGTATGCTTCAACAATTCACGAGATAGCGAAATTCTTCGAAACTAGCCAGTCTAAGCTATATCCGAAGCTTGAGAAGCTAGGTTATAAAATCGAAATGATTTTCAAGCTTTGGGGAGATTTAGCTGTAGGCGACGATTTCTTAGACGGCAACAAGAAGCACACGAAAGGGGCTAATGCTGATTGATTGAATTTACAGTTTTAGGCAAGCCGTTTGGCAAGGAACGACCTAGACCGAACCGTACCGGACACGGAGTATACACGCCCCAAAAAACAAAAAGATACGAGTATCTGGTAGCACAGAGCGCAAGGTTAGTATTTAACGACAAACCGCTTGAAAGCTACATCAGGGTTAGTATCAAAGCATTCTTTGCGATTGCTAAGAGCGACTCAAAAAAGAAGAAGCAGGCTAAGTTAGCTAACCAGATTAGACCAGCGATGACACCAGACGCAGACAATATCGCAAAAGCAGTCTTAGATGGCTTAAATGGCGTTGTTTATGCGGACGACAAGCAGATTGTCGAGTTGAAGGTAATTAAGGCTTACGCAGAGGAGCCGAGGGTAGAAGTAACGATAGAGGAGATTTAGAAAAAGAGGAAAGACAAATGGAAGAAGTAAAATACACAAATCCTAAAAATAAAATAACGGATTTAGAAAAAGAAAAATATTTGAAGTTCTTTATAAATTTCTATAATACAAGCTACTTAAAGTTTGGCTTGGATTTACCAGATTTACTTTGCTTAGATGATTTCAAAGAGTTTCCACCTACTGGTGGAATTGCAAGATGTTTTGAAATTGCAGGCAGAAAGCATTATCTAATTTTAAGTAGACAATCTGGTGTTCTTTATTTTGACCTTAAATTTGAAGATACGTACTGTATGAAGCTTATAATCAACGCAAATATTTTGGTAGATGATTGGCAATGAGGGGCGAAAACAATGATTGAAAAAGAATATTATTGTTCTTTTTGCGGAGAAGAGTTGCAAAGTAACCAGCAGGTTATTACAGATGCTCATACCGGCGATATTTATTGTTCAGTGAATTGCTTTTTAGTGTTTAGGGCTGATATTTACGAAACTTTAAAGGAGTATATAGAGACAAATGGCTAAGAAACTTGAAGATTGGCTGATTAAAGACCTTAGATGGCAAGCCGGACTTGTTTATAATTCCGTACTTCAAGCCATAGCAACAGTTGCATTTCAGCTTGTTGACGTTGTTTTTAAGGACGAAAGCGTAGATTTTGTTTTCGTATGTATCAGCGACAACGCATTTCAGCTAACAATCAGCTACAACAATACTAGCAGCAACAACGAAAGTGTTTTTGATAAAGATTATCAATCGGTTTTTAAAGAATATTTCGAAGAAAAGATAGCAGAAAACGAGGAACAAAATGGCAAAGATTGTAACAGTTGATATTGATTTTGAAAAAGATGCTCTTAGCGATGATTTTAAAGAATTTATAACCGCACTTTTGAATTTCTTAGAAGGAAAAACGGTTCTTTCAAGCTCTTACGATGATGATAAAAAACAGCTTGAAGTTCAATATTTAGAAGAGAATTAAGGAGAAAAGACGATGTATCAAATTGACACAGACAAACTAAAAGAGTTTTTGAAAAGTTTATCACAAGAAGACCTAGACAAGTTAGCAGAAGCTTTTGGATATCAAGGCTACCAAAAAGAAGAAGGCTATATCGTTCCGACTGCAGATGATTTTGACGACAGTTTCGCTAATCAGCTTGATAAGGACGATAAGTGGGCTTTACTAGCGTTTCTAGTATTTGTAGACACTTTCTATGTACCTTATTTGAATAAGCTTATAGGTATTGACTCTTTATTAGTTAATGACGACAAATTAAATAATATTTATGGTCCAGCTTTACTTTTAATTCAAGATTTTCGGCTTTGGGATTATAAAAATTCAGATTTTGATTTTAAAAAATTAGAAACTTATATCACGTTTGACCGGTTTGATAAAAAGTATCTAGAAGTATACGAGATAGGCTTAAAAGACGATTCAGATAATGTTCTTGCACGATTTAGAGTATCAAGACAATTAGACAAGATTAATCAAAGAATTTATAAGGTTAAGACTTGGTTTTTAGATGGCAATGAGATGATGGCGTTTCTTGATTTATCAAGACCAGATAATTATTTTTCAAGGATTGCTTCCGATGACAACGTAGAAAAGTTCTGTAGATTTTTCGGAATTGTAGAAGATTAGCGAGGATACGTAACCATGACAATTAAATTAGATAACGAAATTACAACTGTTGGCGAAGTTGGCAGTAAGTATGGCTCTTGTTGCAGCTTTTTAATTTCAAGACTAGGAGAAATTGGACCAGAAAAGCTAGCTGCTGAATTAGATTTTGGCAGTGTTAAAGATTTAATCGAGTATCTAATCGAATATCAAGACGACGCAGACGCTTTGCGCTCATTGGTTCAAGAAAGTTACAGTTGCTGAGTTTTAAGTTAGACGATGAGCTGATTTTGTACGACGAGAGAGAGGTTAGGAAAGTGAAAGAGTTAGAGCTATTAGAAGACGCTACACCAAAGTTAACAGCCGAACAGTTGGATTACTACCGCAAGAAGTATCTTAAGGATACAGCGCAAATTTTTAAGAAATACGTGCAAGAGGAACAGAAAAAAGGCGAATGTATCACACTAACGATATTTCAGCTTAGCAAGCTTGCATTAGCAATTGATATTTTTCTAAAAGTTAAAGGACAACTTAACGAGCTTTCAAAGAGAAACGAAATAAGCAGCTTTTGCGATGAAATGCAAGAAGAATTGCGAGAAGATGGTTGTTCAGTATTCAACGTAATTAAGCTTGTAGATACTTATTTCAGGATTGATAAAGAAAATTCAGGAAAAGTCTGGTTCTATGCTGATGGCTTTGAATTTAAAGTATCTAAGAGATACGACAACAACATTTCTATTGACAAATACGAACCACGGCTTGCTTATCGAGTTCAATCTAAGATTTTTGGAATTGAGTTTATAGACTTGGTTTATTTGAAAGACTTTTCGAAATTGCTAGGCTTTAAAGAGCTTTACGAAAAGAAGCTTAAATAGGAGGATACTATGCTAACTGCAAGAGATAGATTGAGATTGTGGACACTAGCAACAATCGGCTTTACGTTCTTGGTTTTTGTATTAGCTAGCGTGCTAGTAGTGATTACTGAGAGCTGGTCGCAGCTATGGACGATACCGGCTTTGTACTTAGCCTTTATCGGTTCAATTTGTTTGTACTGCAAGATTTAGCGAGGAGGATTAAAGATGTTACTAGGATTAGAAGGAGCGGTTCAATTGAGTTTTGATTTTGAGATTGATTACGAAGCTACAGCACGCAAGACAGACCGCTTCTTAGAGCGAGATTTAGAGCGTTGCTTAAGATATAGTGGAAAGCACAGAACAGACTTAGCAAGTCCGAAAATTGACGCTACAGGTGCTTCAGGAAGCCACGATAACACGGTTGAGCTTAAAGTGGTTAGAGGATTAGACGCAGAAGCGATTGTACAAGCAGTAGCGTTGACTATAGACAACTGCAGCTCTAGCGGTCGGCAACCGTTCAAGCAAATTCTAGTATCAAGATACGCGTGGTGCTAGTTAAATCGTTTTAGTTAATAAAAAGTCCAATCTTGTTAGACTCAACTTGTATAATAATAGAAA